AGTGGGTATCAGAGCGGTTGGATATATGTACAGATACTGCAGAGGGTTTAGTATCTAATGTCCCCGAACTAATATCCACTCAGGAACTGCGCCGTGAATATGAAATACATAAAGAAAATGGAACACTAGATATATTTTACAGCGAGTTTCGTAATTTACCAATCGCTACTGAAAATCAAGGCTTTAGGCAGGAATATTTCCAACATTACTCAGAAAATTCTCTCGAAGTAAAAAATCTCGAGAATTATGTTATTGTAGATCCGGCTAAAAGTGTAAATATGTCGAGCGCAGACTCGGCTATAGTTGGTATTGGTGTAAACTTTCAGGATGGGAGCATATATATTAGGGATGTTGTATCGCGTAAGATGTTCCCAGACGAACTTTACGCTGAGACGTTTGATATGAAGGCAAGGTTAAATGCACATCAAATTGGAATTGAAGTTACGGGGCTGGAGGAATTCATAAAGCAACCATTAACCAATTATATGATGGGATTGGATCCAAAATTTAACGCCGAATTAATTTGGCTCAAAGCTCGTGGAGGTGATCCTGGTGGCGAAAAGGGTAAACTCAAAAGAATCGGAACTCTTGTACCCTACTACCGCAAAGGTCATATCTATCACAACGCAACGTGTACTTCGAAACTCGAAGGGCAGCTTCTTAGTTTCCCAAAAGGAAAACTCGTCGACGTTGCCGATGCTACCGCATACATCATCGAATTACTGGAGCTCGGTGGAAGATATTTCGCTGTACCTGGTGAAGAGTTGCAGTATACAGAAGAAAGCGAGTTCGCAGAATTAGATTATGAAGGAACAGAGCAACTAACTAGATACCAGAGAATTTAAGCATAAGATGCAGCTAGGTTGGCCGCCGAAAGCTTAGTTCCTGACTAAGTTGCTGCATCTATTAACTCAGGCTAATCCGCAGGAGATTAGAAGAATGGATAAAGATTTAGTACGCTTTTATTCTTGGATAATAGATTACTCTGTAGACAACGCGTGTTGGGAATGGGGAGGAGCTACAAATAATAAATATGGAGTTTTTAGATGTAGAGGTAAAACTTATTTAGCTCACAGATGGATTTATCTACAATATATGGGATTTATTCCCCACGGATGTGAGGTAGATCATATATGTACAAATAGAACGTGTGTTAATCCACGACATTTAGAAGCAGTGACACACCTGGAAAATATGCGTAGGTCTGCTGTAAATCGACCCAGAAAAATGTATTGTAAGCGAGGGCACATACGAATACCGGAAAATTTAACCGCTAAGAATTCATGTAAACGTTGTTATAAAGAGTTGTATCGTAGCTGAGGACAGAAATAATGGCGGATAGAGCTTTCAATTATGAATACCCTGGGGGACTCGATTGGGTACCCGGGGGAAAATTGCATCAGGATACGTTAAGTAAACTAATTCGATATGCTCAGGATGCCGCAAGTAATATCCAAGAGCGTTACAATTCATGGCGCGAGATGGATAAAAAGCTTCAAGCGTATATTCAAATAGATAAAAAAGAGCGTGAGGTAATTAAGAACGATCCGAGAAAACCAGTGTCAATTGTTTTTCCTTATACATATGCTATACTTGAGACTTTGGTATCGTATTTGGTGGCTGCTTTCACGCCTGAACCCATATTTCGCTACGAAGGTGTATCGCCAGAAGATGTGGCTGGTGCAACGCTTATGGAGAAGGTAATTAGTCTTCAATGTAATAAATCTAAAGTTGTACTCAATCTTCACACGTTCTTTAGAGATTGCAGCGCATACGGATTGGGTATAGTTGCACCCCAGTGGATAATTAAACGTGGAAAGAGGGTACGAAGTGTTAGAGATGGAATTTACGATGGAAGTGGACAATTTAGAGAGACGCGTAAATATAAGCGTACGGAATCCACAGTACTTTTCGAAGGTAATGCGTTAGATAATATCGATCCTTATTGCTATTTACCAGATCCGAATGTACCGATTCACGAACCGCAGCGGGGAGAATTCGTAGCTTGGATGGATAGCGACGCGTATGTTAATTTACTGTGTGATGAGGAAGTTGATGGCGATTTATTTAATGTAAAATACTTAAAAGATGTATCGTCGAAAAGCACTTCGATTTTTGGTGAAACATCACGCTCGCAAACACGTCGTCGAGATAACTGGACGCGGCAGTTTACCAATACAGCATTGCTTGAGCCCATTGATTTACTTAACATTATTGTTAAACTTATACCTAAAGAATGGGATTTGGGTGATTCTACGTATCCTGAGAAATGGCTTTTTATGGTGGCGGCGGATAAAGTAATTTGCAAAGCAAAACCCCTTGAATTAAATCACGATATGTTTCCAGTTGCAGTAGCAGCACCTGAGTTCGATGGATATTCTCCAGTAGCATTTTCTCGGTTAGAAATACTCTCTGGCATGCAAACTGTTGTGGATTGGATGTTTAATAGTCATGTTACAAATGTGCGTAAAGCAATCAATGATCTTATTATCGTTGATCCATACTTGCTTAATTTACCTGATCTTGAAAACAGTGAGGCGGGCGGCATTATACGCTTACGACGCCCAGCGTGGGGACGCGGGGTGGAAAACGCAGCTATGCAGCTTAATGTTGTTGATATTACTCGTAATAATGTTGCGGACGTGGGCTTTGTTATTGATTTTATGCGGCAGATTGCTGGCACAGACAATCCGTTTATGGGCAATTTACGAGGCGGAGGACCAGAGCGACTTACCGCCAAAGAATTTCAAGGAACTGCCGCCGGAGCAATAAATAGACTAGAGCGTATCGCTAAAGTTGTTGGTGTTCAGGCTATGCAAGATATTGGTTATATGTTTGCGATGCACCTCCAGCAGTTTATGAGCGAGGATGTTTATGTTAAAACTGCTGGTGAATGGCCTAGCAAAGTTCTACAGAACTTTGCTGTTAAGGAGGGTCGAGTTAAGGTTAGCCCGTATGATGTGTTGGTTGATTACGATTTAATTATCCGCGACGGTAGTATTCCTGGTGGCGCTTTTAGTGATGCGTGGATACAACTTTTTCAAATAATTAGCCAAAACCCGTTTTTATTACAGCGATTTGATGTAGTAAGACTTTTCAAATATATAGCCACAAATTTAGGTGCAAAGAATGTGGACGATTTTGAGTTAAGTATGGAAGCGCGGCCAGATGCGGAAGTTGAACAAGCAGTACAAAACGGCAGTTTACAGCCACTCAGCTCGGAGGTTACGATGAATGGTGCTATTCCAGGGGGATTAGCCTAGTGAGTGAGTACAACGCGACTCCGAGGGAGATGCGCGACTTCATTATATCCGCAATTTGGCGAGATTTACGCGATGAATTGCACCAATGGTTGGAGGACATACGCAATCAATTAGAAATAGAAAGTAATGTGGAAATAATTAGACGACTTCAAGGCAATGCTGAAGCGGTTAATAGATTTATTCGTTTACCGGAAGTTATGGTTGAAGCAATGGAGATGGATTATGGGCGAAGAGAACTTTGATTTTAGTGAATTGGGAGATAGTGGTGGGGATGTTGCGGGAGAATCGCAACAAGAATTAGCTGAAACAACCAATCAAGGCATGGTCGAAGAGGCTCCTTCAAGCGGCGAAGCTCGCTCCGAGCCGCAACGTCCTTCCGCTATCTCTAACGAAGAATATACGCCACGCGAACGTGCGTTACTTGATCGAATCGAACAGCTTACGAATCAAGCGTATCAAAGCCAAAGTTCTCCGCAACAGTCTGCACAATTTGAAGCACAGACGCATAATTTTCTAGAAGGATTGGATATAGATGAGGTACTTTCGAGCGGTGAAAATTTAAATAAATTGTTGCTCGCCGTTTATAATAAAGGGTTGCAGGAGTCCATGCGTATCGCGCGGGAGGGTTGGACAGGCGCGGCGCCTGGTATGATTAGAACGCATATAGATCAGCATATGACTATGCGCGAACTCGTAGATAATTTTTATGCATCAAACCCTGATTTGGTTAATGCTAGGAAAACAGTTGGCGCAATTGCTAATGAAGTTTCACAGGAGAATAGCGAATTAACTATTGAACAAGTTTTCGCTGAAGCTGCGAAGCGTACACGCGAGGTATTGGGACTGCCAAGCGTTTCACCTTCTGCAGAAGGTGAACAGCACGAGCGTCCTAATTTACCTCAGCGGCGTCAACCTGGAAATAGACGAAACGGAACTGCGACGCTTACTGGCGTTGCAAAGGAGATTGATGATTTAATTACATAGGCGGGGCGACGATTGGACTGCAGCGTTAAAATTTTAATTGCGAAGGGGCTCGGAATGTTTGTTACAGGTGACTATGCAATGTTGCCTATAGATACAGTACTCAACGTTAATCCAGATACAGCTTTCGTGGAGGTAATGTTGCCATATGTTGGTGAAGCAGTGGGTAAGTTTTATTCTATTAACAATGTAGGTACAAGCGGAAATACGGTGCATGTAGTAGATCATGGTGATTCGACCGGCTTTGTTTCGCCAGACGATTTAACTAGTGGAGGAGCGAGTCTATATTTTAGTAATGGTGTGCAGTGGTTGCTCGTGTATAGTAATGTTTGATTGAAGAGGATTAATTATGAATTGGCAAGAAGAGATGATTAATCGAATAAATGAGTATGAACGTAATGCAAATACACCGGAAGAATTAGGGCGCGGCTATTTAACCGAAATGCTTCCACCAGGTGAAATGGAAATTGTTATGGAATTAATTAACGATAGTAATAGTGCAGTGCCTATACTTACGGCTACTGATGCATTTGAAAAATGGCAAGGATTATCCGAAGAAGGAAAGAAATTATTGAACACGTATACATTAGGTGAAAAAGATGTTAATGCAAAAGGTTTTGGCTGGCATATAGGAGCACCTTTAGGTATTCCACTAACTAATTAGGAGATTAATTATGGCATTCCAAGGCATGCGTTAATTCTAGCGCATGTAAAACCGCTTAAAATCAGGGGAAGTCCTATTGGGATAATCCTGAGCCAATCCGATACGGAAGGTGCAACGACTATGAGTGATACGAGCTTTGAGGCGTTAATTACTATGACGATAGCAGCGGAAGCGTTCAATATAAAAGAAGTCACCGAAGCAATTTACTGGATGATCTTAGGTGATGGCCATGTGGAGAAACCGGAACGAGGTAATTGTAAATTATCCGTTTCTCATACGGTAGATCACACGGATTATCTTATGTGGAAAGCTGCAATTATTGACCGCTTCACTGGATTTAGTATAAAAGAGCAAAATACGAGCGAATCATCCTTGAATCACTATGGACGAAAACAGATGTTACGTCTTCGCTCCAGTGCTCATCCGTGGTTTACTAAGATACGAAATAATTTGTATCTTAGCGGACAGAAAACGATGAGTAAACACGCTATTTCTATACTAGGTCCAATTGGATTAGCTATACTCTATCAAGATGATGGCACACTTTCTACTACTAATAGTAGAAACCAAGCCGATAGAAATGTGCTAATTTATACGCTGAACCATAGTATATTTGAGTTGGAAGCTTTTACCAAACATGTGGTGGATAAATTTGGAATTATATTTAGAATTAACGCCACTCCCGGTAAGGGCCAAGGATTTCGATTAAGATTGCGAAATAAAGATATTGAAACTTTTTTCGCTTTAATCGAACCATATGTAGTTCCCTCAATGCTCTATAAACTCGGAAGAGGCGGCGATAGCGATACGTCTATCGGTAATATAGTCTGGGCTTCTTGGCAACAAGAAGAGGCGAGCAGAAATGACTCGTCCCCTGCGAGTAAAGGTTGGGAAACTCGTAGGAGTAACAATTCCGGGAACCGGCAACTGGGCACCTGACGAAAGACCTTTGAACTGGCGCCAAGGAATTTTGTACCTTTATCCAAACGGAAGGGCGCCGTTAACTGGCTTACTTTCGAAGATGGGAGAAGAAACTACTACTGATCCCCAATTTCATTGGTGGACGAAGAATTTGGCGCAACAGGGCGGAGCAATTACCGAACTTTATACGGATGCTGCAATGACTACCGCGCTGGCTGCTGGCGGTTCTGCCGCGGGTACACTTTTGTACGCAAAAGTTGCGCAATTACTCGCAACTGAATTTCGAATTGGACATCAAGTTTTACTTCGGGTTTCGACAAATCTTAATGTTGATGTAAATGCGAAAGTAACTGGAGTTACACTTAATGGTGCAGATTCACAAATTGCGGTGAAATTGCTCGAAGCAGACGATAATGGTGGTGCGACTAACCTTTCGACTGCGGATGTAATCTTGATCGTGGGTAATATTAACGCTGAAGGTGCGGCTATTCCAAACGCAATTGCTTACGATCCGATAAAGTATTTGAATTACACACAAATTTTTCGTACTCCACTCGATATTACTCGCACTGCAAGGAAAACGACACTTCGCACCGAAGACGCGTATAAAGAGGCGAAGCGTGAATCGCTTGAACTTCATTCAATTGAAATGGAAAAGGCGTTTTTGTTCGGCATACCAACAGAGAATGTTGGCTCGAATGGTAAACCAGAACGTACTACGGGTGGATTGACTTATGCGGTAAAACAGTTTGCACCACAAAATGTATCGGATTATAGAGTAGATCCAAACTATGCAACTATGGATTGGCTTACTGGTGGCGAAGCGTGGTTAGATGAGAAATTTGAGCTTATTTTTCGATTTGGTTCGATGGATAAAATTGCATTTGTTGGTTCGGGGGCACTTTTGGGTATAAATAAGTTGGCTAAAAACGTGGGCCAATTTAATTTTACACCGCAAACTACTTCGTATGGAATTAAAGTGGTAAATTGGGTAACGCCGTTTGGAACTATTAGTCTATGGACACATCCGCTGTTCAGTTATGATGCTACAACGCGGAATGCTATGCTTATCTTCGAAGCGAGTATGTTGAAGTATCGGTATATCGATGATACTATGTTTATGGGAATGGATACAAATAAAGTTAGTCCATCGCATGAGAGACTTGATGGAACTAAGGAGGAATGGCTTACGGAATGTGGACTAGAATTTCACCATCCGATTAAATTTGGATATTTAAATGGGGTAGGGTTAGATAATACTTTACCTTAGGCCCCCCTGCCCCCCACACGGAATATAATTTCCGTTGGCGCGGCGGAATTAAAATTTAAACGATGGAGGTTAATTTACTTTATGCCCTTGTTGGATATACGTAAGAGGTTTGTCGAATTTACTGGCCGGTGGGATTTAATTACTGATGATGAGAGCTTTCGCGATAAAGGAGCGAACTTTCTCATCCAAACCGGCCAGAAGTGGTTAGATCGCCAAGCTGAAGTAGCGTTTGGTGAAGGCAAGAGTTATTTGGATTTACCTGCTAATAGTTGGTTTGCTATGTTAAACAATTGCCGGAGCGTGAGATATGTGTTCTTGTCTAACGCTGAGGGAGAGAGGTGGCCCCTATACCGAAAAGATTATCCAGAAATCAGCGAATTGCGATTGCGTGACCCAACTTTTGTTGAATCCGGATGCCCTAAGTATTACGCGCTTGCGAATATTCATACGCATCCTGAGACAATTGGGACAACTACAATTGCACGATTTGGACCTACAACGAGTTATACTGCAGCTGGAAATCCGTGGGGTTTTAATGCAATAATCGTTGCCCCAAAACCAAGTGAAAATTTGTTAATTGAGGTGCAAGGTTTATTCTTTCAACCTGAACTGGTCGCTGATGGCGATCAGAATGTGTGGAGTGAAGAGTACCCGTTCATACTTGTTTTAGCTGCGTGTCGTCAACTCGAAATTTCGTATCGTAATACTTCTGGAGCTAGTGATTGGGAGAACGCGATTAACGCCGAATTGCTGACGCTCGGATTTGATTTAGTAGATCAAATTAGTAACGATATTACCCAAATAAAGGGGTAAACATGAGCGAGACTAGAACATACAACCCAATTCCGAGCGGTAAACCGCCGGTTAAAGAGTCGAAGTCGAAGACTTCGAGCGAACCGAGTATGACAAAGCGTGGTAATACTGATAAGCGCGATGGAGGTACATTTATGGAGAGTCGCGCCAAGAAGAATGGCGCAAGTAATCCGGGGTAAGGTTCCACTGATTAAATTTTAATTCGGAGAGTGTTAGCGTGTTTAAGTTTACGCACCATTCCATTTTTTCTGGTTTGGAATTTAGCATCACTTTGACAGATTGCTCCCAGTTCCCGTGCACAGCTTCCATCTGGACGGGCAGCGGAGCTGGACGTCGCCTTGCTTGCTGTGCACGCAATCTGTCAAAGGAATTATGCTAAATTCCAGGAGCCGGAAAAAATGTTTGGTGCTTAAAATAAGAGGAGAATGGAAAATGCCTTACAAAGTATCCAAAACTAAAAAGGGTGATTATGAAGTTCGCTCACCTCATGGCGTAAAAGCTAAACACACAACTAAAGCTAAAGCTAAAGCCCAACAACGGTTGCTTTATGCTATCGAAGAAGACCCTGATTTTATTCAGCGTAGAAAGAAAAAGAATGGTATGGATTAAAATTGCAAATCGGAGATTTGCAAAATGATTACTCCAGAGGAACGCGCTGAACTTACGCGTGAAATAACCGAGCATGTTTTATTATTACTTCCAGGAGTAATAGCGCATTTAATTAACAACATGTCTACCATGAAGGAGTTATCAAATCAATTTTACGAGCAACACAAAGATTTAGTTAAGCATAAAGAAACTGTTGGGACGGTAATAGAGCAGCTTGAAATTAAGTACCCTGGTAAATCTGTACAAGATTTATTGGATCTTGCTGCGCCTGAAGTGCGTAAATTATTATCCCAACAAAGTAAATTAGCCTCTGCGCCAAAAATGGGCGTTGAACAACTCGATAAAGTTTTGGGGAATTTATGAGAGAATTTGCCGTAGTATTTAAGGAAGGTTTAGCGCGGGGCCTGCGCGCAAGTGAGCACAATCCGCGGAACGAGGAGTTTTTGTATGTTGCTAAAGGATGTATACCGGAAGATGGTGTTCTACAATCCTTGCCGGTTTTGCATAACACATTTGGATTGCCCGAGCAATGCCAATTCCCTTTTCCGCAAGTTTTTGTGTTACGTCAAATTGTATTGGTCTTTACACAAACGCGTATTTATGAGCTACGATCGTTCGGGACCGAGCAAGTATTTCAAGATGCTCCTGCTGGTAGCACTTGGACTGTCGCCGATTTTGGGGATTATATTTTGTGCTGCAACGGTCGTATACTTGTATATCGTGATCCTGTAACTGGAATGTTTACAGAATATATTGATTGTGAAATACCGCCGGGTACATGTATTATGAATTTAAATGGGCAGTTAATTGTAGGTTCACCTGGCGAAGTAGTTGGTACTGGATTTACCGGAGAATAGTTCCACTGTTCAAATTTTATTTTCGTTGAAATTTCGGAGAAATTTCAAATGTGGAAAATGTTAAATAATGGCGTATGCCCACCTCCGCCACCAAAAGTGTTTGGTTTTGTTACTGGTGATGCGGGTGATGGGGGCATGCAGATGGCCATAGATAATGCTGGACGAGTTTATGCGTGGGGTGCCACATCTTATGGTTACAGTGGACAAACGCCTATATCCATCACAGGAACGTCTAATTTTTGGCGGCATCCGGATACGTATTATGAAACTGCAACACCAGGTAATTATCATCCGGCAACTTTAAAGCCTATTCAAGTTGGAACTAAATCAGATTTCGTTAAATGTAGAATGGGAGAAGATTTTTATACCGCGCTAGATTCTGAAGGATATTTATGGGGATGGGGTATGCCGTGGAGTTTTGGTTTAGGTGGATGGAATGATACTGCACAATATACTGGCAATGGTTATCCGCCTACTCCATTTACTCCTGGTGGTAGGCACGCCATAACGCCGCAACGATTGTTTGATGTTGTGTGGAAAGATTTTATAAATGGTCAATATCATATGATTGCAATAAAACCTGATGGTTCACTTTGGATTTGGGGTAAGAATTTAGATGGCACAACTTTTGGTAATAATACTTATGCTGAAGATTATGTATCTTTAGTTCCGATTGAAATGACGTGGGTGCCTGGTCCTGTAAAACTTGTTGCGGCTTATTGGAGTGTTACTGCCATAGTTACAGAGAGTAATCAAATTTGGATTTGGGGTGAGTGGTGGATTGCGGAATGGGGAGTGAATGGTTCTGTCGCGGCGCCAATGCAATTACCTTTAACTGTGCCCACGGGCGTGCAGATAACGCAGATTAGTTGTAGCTATTCTGGCGTGGTAGTTTTATTATCTAATGGCGATGTTTACGCCGCAGGATATTGGTTTGGATTTAGCTCAACTTATACTACTGTACTTACCAAAGATCCTACTGGACGACATTTTGTACAAATTGATGTGGGGGAAACTGGCGCAGCGGGAGTGGATATAAATGGAAATATTTATGGTTGGGGAAGTGCTTCGTTTTTAATTTATCAACCTGGTTGGGTAGAGGATACTGTTGAAGTTTTACCTACACTAACCCAACCTGGACCGCAATATACTCATGTAAGTGTAGGCTACTGGTTTCATCAGGCTATAGATACCGAAGGTAGATTGTGGACTTGGGGACGAAATGAGGATGGGGCGCTTGGTGTAGATGAGAAACAAACGGATTTACTTTATAGTTATCTTGCTGTCGAAGCAACTTATTTTGCGGAACTTGATGATGGTACGCGAGCAATAGATGCTCCCGGTGTTGGACCAGCGGCACTACAATTTACTCTTGATTCGCCTGAGCAACTTAGCGAGCATAATCCATGCGGACATTGGCATAAGAAGGCAGTGGGTGCGCCAGGGTTTCGTATAGATATACCGAAATGTTGCTGGAATTTTGCTGTAGATGTGCGTGGCACTGATGTAATGTTATATGGTCTTGGTATAAATTATCCGTGTCCAGTTATACCCCTTCGTTACAATATTAGTACGCGCCAATGGTATGGGCCTTATTGGCAAATAGAGAAGTTTTATACACGCGAATGGCTTGCGGGAGCAAGTATTAGTGGTGCTTTCGATGGACTTATGATGTATGGTGGAGATGATGCGGGCATATTAGGTTCGCCTAGTGTAACAGGACATCGCATAGTAATTAAGACAGCGTATCATAATACCGGTGCAATTTATGAGCGGTTATTTCCGAGTGCGCGGCCACAAAATTGCGAAGGTAAGATCGTTGTAGAAGACACCACCGGCAAAGTTATGGTATTAATCGAAGTAGGTACGAATATTGAATTGTGGTTATCTACGGATTATGGTAATACATACACTTTAGGCGAAACATGGGCGTTTGGTACAGCATATAAATATGCCAGAATAGTACGCAGTGGAAGCAACTATTACGTGAGCATATTTAGATCGGATGGTACATCCAACGGTAGTATAACTACTTATTCTTCGACTGATGGTCTAACGTGGACCTCGAAGGCAATTATAAGTACACCTATCGGCAGTGCCAGGTTCAATATGTGGACGGATAGTAACACGATTTATTTGCTGTGTTATGATAGATTGTTTTATAGCACGGATGGCGCAATGACATTTACTAGTAAAACAATGACGGGAATTACGAATCATGGTTTTGCTAATGGAAGCACGTTTGATGCGACTATGTTCTATGCAGTTAAATTGCAAGGTACAGTGGATTATACGTTAAGTACCATAGTTTGGTTTGATTTACCTGTAGCTGTGTTCGAGCATTATGAACTAACTGATTTTACTACTACACGTAACTCAGGCGATTACGGTGTGTATATGCGGGATAATTTATTTCTACCTTTTGGTGCTACAACACGAATTGTATTACCGGTTACACAGGCACTAGGCACGCAATGGGAATTGGTGCAGACACCGCTGATTTATTTTAAAGAACCAATAGATTCTTTGCATGGTGAGGATGATCCACGTTGGCGTTTTTCTCCAACGCGAGATAAAATTCCGCTTGATCCGCAATACAGATGAGCGAATTAAAATTTTAACACTGGAGGAGCTAATCCAATATGCCTACGCTACCTAGCAACCAGTTTAAAGACGATATAGGTCGTAAGATTATTTCGTTTCCTGCTGATGTGTTTAAAATTATACTCATGGCTAGTGGATTTACGTTTGACCGAGCAAATCATAATAGCTACGCCGATGTTACTGCAAGTGAGCTAACAACTGGCGCGGGCTATACTGCGGGTGGGCAAACGCTAACTGGAGTAACATTAACCCGCGATAATATTAACAATGAGGAACGCGTAACTTGGAATAACGCATCGTGGCTCGCCACGGGAGGAGATATAGTTTCCCAGGGGGCAATTATTTTTGATGATACGGTAACTACTCCAGTTGCTGATCCAATTATAGGTTACATAGACTTTGGCGCGCCCACAACTACGTTTGATACCGGCAATTTTACCATCGCAAACATTGCGGTGGTTTGGTAAATAAGATAACGTATTATTAAGGACGTAGTCAATGGCCGAGAATAATCCAGAGCGTGACGTAACATTTAATTGTAATATAGATGAGCCGAATCGTTGGATCGTTTTAGAATTCGAAGTTCGCGGCGGACCATTAAATGTAGTTTTATTCCCGGCATCAATTCGACTTTTATTAAGACTTCAAGGTACAACGTCGATTGGAATTCCGATTAGAACTGACACTCAAATCTTTCTAGCTTTTCAGCTAAAAGGAGAATTTGTAATTGAATCGGCTCGTAGAAACTGGGTAGGATGGAGTAAAATTGGCAGCGCTAGTTTTGTACTTGATCGAACTAATGACGCTGGTTTTAGGCCGATGGATTGGCGGGGATATGTATTAGCGTTAAAGCAATTACAAAATTCGGCTGTTGTGTATGGTACTAGTGGTGTTACACGAATGTCGCCTAGTGGAATAGCATTTGCATTTAGGAATATATTACCAATAGGAATAAAGAGTAAAGATAGTGTATGTGGTTCGCTTGCCATACACTATTTCATTGATCGAAATGATCAATTTTGGTCATTAACAGATCAAGATTTAAATTTTCTTGGATATCAGGAATACTTAACTACACTCCAAAACCCAATTTTGTATTATGACGAGTATTTAACGCGGGTAATTATTTCCGATGCGCGGGGTGGGTTTATTTATACTGCAAATGGTATGGGTGGCGGATACGGTAATTTAAGTGCGTATTGTTATTTAGAGGGAATATTAGTTACACAATCACCAGGTACAATTTTGCAAACTCCATTAGAGTTTGTTACGGATATTATTGATTTTGGCCGACGTGGACAAAAAACTTTGGAGAGCGTACATGTTGGGACTGATACAGATCAAAGATTGTTTTTGTCTTACGACTACAGATTTTCTAAAAGTTCCAATTTTGTTTCTACCCCTTGGGTTATTGTTAATCCTAGTGGTGTGGGATTCCTTAAATGTGCTGGCGAAGAATTTCGGATTAAAGTCCGTAGTTTTTATCTTACTGAATTTCAAATTGATTATATTAACATTAATTATAAAACTACGGACCAAAGATTTAGCCGAAGTGCGCTAGTACCAATTGCACAGGGTGCTTTCGCAGGAGATTTACGAAGTGATAATACAGCTTCAGCCGGAACAATTGGTCGACGTATGGCCCGCAATCCAGGTAGGCGTTGAACAAGTTGGGCGTATTATATCTGTTAATAGCGGATATATGCCTAATGTGTTGGTCTCTTTGCTTAGCGGAAAATTTCAGTTATGGGCGGCGTTGAATGAACAGAGAGAAACTTATGGATTTATAATAACCTGTGTTAGTCAAGATACGCTTACGAAAGAAGAATATCTAATAATAGAAATGGTGTATGGTTTTAGAAAGAGCAATGATGAAATTGTCTTTGAGACATGGGAATGTCTTAAAGAATTTGCTTTAGCGCAGGGATGTGAATATATTAAAGCAAATACGAACGTAGCCCGCGCCGCGGAATTATTAGAACGTGTTGGTTTTGTAGAAACGAGCAGGACTTTCATTGCGAGGATAAAGTAATGGGCGGTGGTGGTGAAATGACTGTACGATATGCGCCATATTTAGAAAAGACTCATCGGATGCTTACTGGTGTAGATGTTGTACCACCAGTGTTTACTATGAATCAGGCGCTTAACCAAGCTTTTTTTAATTCGCCTTATGCAACTGGTAACGTATTTGAGAGAATTACGCCCGAGCGTGGATTTTTTGGTAATATTGCAGGCGAGCCTTCACAATTTTATAGAATAGAGGACTTTCCTTCGTTATGGGATATGTTTGGTAAATTTATGGGTGGATTAGATTTACATATGTTATGGGGAGATGTATATGAAGATGTAGTACACGGACCAGAAGTAGCTAACAGTATAGCCGCGCACTCAGCACTGCTACGAGATGAAATTGACTCGCGGGTGCTGCCACAATTTCTTATTGGTATGCGAGATATTAATGCTGTACAGGCAACTACATTTGTAATAGGGAAAAGCATCATTTATGACGCGCATGTAAAATCGGTGAATGAATTTGCTGGAAATTTGCGTATTGCTTCATTAGATTTGTCGTACAAAATTTGGTTTAAACATCTAGATTGGTCAGCAAGTGTAGTTGGGGTATATAATGAACTATTTAAATCGTATTATTCAACCAAATTTGATAACGACGCACGACAATTGGAATATGAATCTAAACATAGACTTTGGGATTTAGGATTGTTCGAATATGCACGGGCATTTACCGGGGCATTAAATGGTGCTGCAGCGACAGTAGGACGTAATGAGCCTTCACAGTTACAGAAAAGTTTGGGTGGTGTGTTAAGTGGCGCAGCGGCAGGTGCTAGTATAGGCGGTCCATATGGAGCTGCGGCTGGTGCTGTGCTAGGCTTAGCGGGAAGTTTTATGTAATTAAAATTTTAACACTGGAATAAAGTTATGCAAATAGTAGTCCAACCTACGCCGGTTTCTGGTGAACGTATAGATGACCAAGTGGCTGAATTGCTCCAAGCTGGAGTTAACATTAGTATTGATTACGATGATACCGCAAATACATTAACTATTGCTAGTCCAGGTTCGTTAACAGGTGAATGGGTTTACCGCAACATAGATATAATGGTTGATCCTGGTGCAGGTAATTTTCGTATAAATGCAGCAAGTTTTGCACTTACAACGTCCTTCGCTATATCTATAACGACAGATGGTGGCGTGAATGCTGGTAACGTTTTAGGTGCAATTCAAGTTGGAGATAGTCTGTACATACAGGAAAAGGTTGACTCTGCAATTTGGGCACGTTATACAATTGATAGCATTGTAAACAACACTAGTTGGTACTTATTTGCGGTAACTTATGTTACTGGCGGTACTGGGATGATATCCAATGCTTTCGCCGCTATAATACAGTTTGGTTCTGGTGGCGGTGGCGGCGGTACTGGATATACCGACGAGCAGGCACAAGATGCGGTGGGATTAATATTAGTGGATAGTTCTACTATTGATTTTACTTATAATGACGCCGGACCTTCAATTACCGCAAACTTGCTAACTGGCTCAGTAACTGAAACGCATATTCAGTTAAGTGATAGTACTGCTGATAATGCGGATACAACTAAGCATGGATTTTTGCCTAAACTAAGTGGCAATATGACGCAGGTTCTGACTGGTGCTGGAACATGGGTAACTCCTAGTGGGGACGCGCCTAACAATGCTGAATATATAACGGGTTCAACTAACGCAATACTTACCGCTGAAAGAGTGCTTACTGATACCGCCACAATTGCATGGGACAAAGCTACTGCTGGACAGATGAAAGCTAATTTACTAAGTGGTTCAGTCACGGAAACGCATATTCAACTCAGTGATTTAACTGCGGACAATGCCAGCACCTTGCAGCATGGCTTTTTACCAAAACTCTCTGGCGCGGCTACGCAGTATTTAGATGGCACTGGCGCGTGGACGATTCCACCAGGCGGCGTGACGGACTTTCTTGGCTTAAGTGATACGCCCAATAGCTACGCCAGTAATGCCAACAGTATGGTCCGCGTCAATCCTGGCGCGACGGCGTTGGAATTTATCGCGCCGAGTAATAGCACGACGACGACGATAACAACATCGCTGTCTTGGATAGCATTAAACTCAGGCAGCGGGGCAGCAGCAGATGCGTATTGGTGGGTTGATGCGCTCCCCATTCAGCATGGATGTTATTGGCAAGTCCCATCAAATTATGCTGGAGGTGATGTAACGTTTCATTTTAAGCGTCGTAGTAGTGTGACAGGAACCGCGACAATGTACTGCGAAGGATTCCGGCACCGGAATAACGCTTCCCCTTTAGGGGTGTTAGGACCGATTCAATACAATTTTACTGCCTCGGATAACCTTATTTACGAAGACACTGTTGTATTAGCGTCTGGAAATGTTCAAGTTGGAGATACGGTAAAATTTAATCTCATTCGAGATGGCGGAAATGCTAGCGATACAAAAACTGGACACGTCTATAACGATGGCATGGCCGTGACCTACACCGCCTACGTTGGCGCCTCGTTTGGTTATCCCACGCTGCTCTCTTTAAGCGATACCCCTGATACTTACACTGGTAACGCCAGCAAAGTCCTGCGTGTCAATGCGGCGGCGAATGCGACGGAGTTTGGCGATGCGCTCGGCACCATGGCCACGCAACACGCCAATGCGGTGGCGATTACGGGCGGAAGCGTCGCGCTTGGCGGTGCAACTAGTGGCTTGGCACAGTTGGTGCTTAGTAGTAACCAGGGCAACTCAGATAATCCTTTGGCTTGGACAGCACAGCGCGTATATCCGCACTCAGGAAGTGGATCGAATGTAACGATAGCTGGAATTACTATAGAAGATCCGACCCTAACAGGTGGCAGTACTTGTGGCGGATACCGTGGTTTTCAAGTTCTGAATCCGACTATTCCTATATCCAATCAATGCTACGCTTTCCGTGGGTTGATTGCCGCTGGAGCAAATCGTTATAACTGTTATATGGAGGGCACCGCGCCGAATTATTTTGCCGGAACTGTTGGCATGCAGGCCAGTCCACTCAGCGCTCGGGCTATCACGGTGGCGTATACCGCCAGCGGGGTGCAGTACGGTATCCAGGTGCAGCCATCGACAGATACCAACGCCAAAGC